ACTGCCGTGCCTGCGGGATGCCCATCTCGGCTGCGTATGCCACCATCTCGTTGTAGAGTGGCTCACCCCAGCCCTCGATGCCGGTCGCTGGATCGGACAGAACCTTGACGCACTCCTGAGCCGCCACATGGTGGGCTTGGAGGGCTTGGTTCTGCTGTTCCTGCATGAAGGCGGTGCCTTCTTTTGTCAGGAAATCCAGATGCTCCTTCGCACTGGCAGCTTCCTCGCGCAGAGCGTTGTATTGCTCCGGTTGGAGGTTGGCCGCGAGCTGTGCCCATTCGGGCGCACCCAGCTCTGCGAAGGGCTGATAACGCGCCTGCGCACGTTCGGTCATTCCCTTGTGAAGGGCGACAGCACGAGCGATGTTGGCCTCGGCAACACGCTGTTGCTCGGAAGCCTTTTGAGACTTCTGGGTGAGCGCGGCTTCCTGCCCAAACAGGCGCTTCAGCTCGCGTAGCGTGGCCTTCTTGGTCTCCTCACCAACCTTGACCTCGAACTCTTGGTCGTCGGGATCAGCGGCTTGCTCGGAGCCTTCAGGCTCACCCTCGGTGTTCTCCGTCTGCGCAGGGGTCTCGTCCTGCGGTTCTGGTGCCCCTTCGTCACCTTCTGATGGACGCTTCTTGGCGTCGTCATTGAATGAAGACAGGAAGGCTTCAAAGCCCGTGTCGTCGGTATCCTGCACGTCCTGGTGGATGGTGCTATCGCTCACGGTGTATCCTCTAGTTCGTCCTCGTCATTGATGACATTGAGGACGTGTTGCTGTGCCTCGCCTGCTTGTGCGTAACCCTCAAGCACCGAGACGATCTCGGCGAGAGTGTGCTGCATGGCGTGGTGGTAGTTGATTGCGTCGGTCTCGCCCGGCTTGGCGGCGCAGAGACCGGCTACGTGCATGTTGGTCAGATCGTTCACGATCCATGTGAACGACGGATTGGTCAGCAGGTTCGAGGCGCGTTGTCCGCGCTCGATGACCAGCCGAACCTGATCGAGATCAAGCACGGGGCAGCCGCCGCTTCTTGAAGTAGTCGCAGTAGCCTTCGCGGCTGATGGTGCCTTCGACCGCCGTGCATTTGTCGGGTGCGCGGAACATGGTGCAGACGCCACAATGCTTTTCTTCGGTTCCGCCTCGTGTGTATCGAGCCTCCTCTTTGGTGGCTTTCTTTTCCATCAGGGCTCCTGTGTGTAAGGGGGGTTGTTCACCCGGTTACCCCCGGCCGGGACACAGGCTTCCTGGGAGCGACCCAGGCTGCCCTACTCAGTGTGTCGGTTGTGCTTCGGCCATCAGCTTGTCGTTCTGCTGGGCCTCTTGCTGGAGCGTGATTTCGGCAGCATCCACGGCGACCTTGTGGGCCAGCGCGTCCTGCTTGAGCTGCAACTCCATGTCGAGCTTGCGGCCTTCGAGGGCCATGCGAGCCATTTCGAGCTGGAACTGCTGATCGAGCTTCTTGCTCTCGTTCTGCTGTGCCAGCACCGCGGCCTGCGCGTTCGCCTGCTTCACCTGTGCATCGGCCTGCTTCATGGCGATCTCGGCTTGCTGCAAGGGGTTCGGCGGGGGCGGTTGGGGTTGCCCGAAGGGACGCAGGACTTGGTTGACCTCGGGGCCGACCAACTCCTCAATGCCACGCTTGGCGGTGTAGTAAGCCTGCTCGGGCGTGAACCACGGAGCAAGGACTTGTGCCGCGCCGAGTGTCTGCCCGATCATCGCCCACTTCTGCGCTTCCTTCTCAGCCTCGCCGTAGCCAAGCGCGAAGCTGATGGACGTGTTGGTCTCCTCGGGCCACTGGCTGAAGTCGACGGGCTGCCAATCGCCGGCGATCTGCACGATCTTCTCGCGCTTCTCGTTCTCCAGCACGAGCCGGTAGATTTCGTTGTAGAGGTCCGACAGGAAGTCAGCGTAGTTCCGCGCGACGATCTTCTGCCGAAGTTGCGAGACAGTGATCAGCTCATGGATCATGTCACCGCTGTTCTGCTTGCTGACTGCGTCCTTGTTGAGCCCCTGCGACAGATCGCTGATCCCGATCTTTTCTTCTTTGTCGGACTTCAACATTCCGATGACTTGGAAGATGAATGGGTTCAGCGGCGCCTGCTCAAGCGGGATGATCCCGTTCGGCCGGGTGACGTTGACGATGCCCCCGAAGCGGTTCTCTGTGAGTTCCTTCGGGTTCATCACGCTACCCTTGACGACCTGAAGGCGCGGGTTGTTGGTGACCATCGCGTGATTGATGATCGCCCGCGTCAGGTAGGTGCGCGCGTTCTGCGTCGCGATCAGCAGCTTGGCGAAGTTCTGACCCCAAAACGCCTTGGGGCGCGGGAGAGGGGTGAACACCACGAAGGGCTTACGCGACACCGGCTCTTTGTCGAGGATCGTGTTGCCGACCTTGGTGACCTTGAACAGTTGGGTCTCACCCTCGTCGTCCAGGTCCAGCTCCAGGTAGCATTCGTAGACCATGATCACGCGCTTGGCCTCGGAGCCATCCTCCAGGGCCTTGGTGCCGATCAAGTCATCAGTGGGGAGGAAGCGCGCGATCTTCTGCGGCTCCATCGCCATCCATAGGCGATCGTTCGATTGAAGCTGCTCGACCTTGGCGCGGTCGTAGCCGGCCTTGATCAGGTCCGACACAGTCATCTCGTGCCGGTGGAAGACGAGGTCCGCCGTAGGGATGTTCACCGACATCGGGCTGATGCCGAACTCCTCGGGGGCCAGCACTTCACAACGGACGCACCCCTTGTCCTTCTTCAGCTTGACCTGGGCGCGTTGGATGGTGACGCCGTCTTCCTCCAGGTCCATGTCAACGACCTGGGCCTGCTCATCAGCGTGTTTCTGAAGGTAGGCTGTCAGCTCCATCAGGTTGGGCTTCGAGAGGTAGACGTATTCCGTCTCGATCTTCGGTTCCCACCAGACCTTCACCACGCCGTTGCGTGACAGCAGGGCTTGGTCGATGACATCCTGAAAGAGCTTGTAGCCCTTGTTCTGGTTGAACAGCACCCACGACACGTAGTCGGTTCTGATCTTCGCTCCGGCGAGGTCTTCGCCATTCGCAGGATCGAACCGCACGGGCCGCTTGTTGGCGCTGAAGGTGTCGAGGAGCTGGGCCTTCATGTCCTCGACGCCGTCGTAAACGTCGAGCGAGTTGTAGCCGCTGTCGCTGCCTCCAGTCTTCTTCGGACGTTCGCCGTCGTAGTAGAACTGGATGCGCTCGTTCTCTTTCGCCAGCTTACTTTCGCTGAACCCGACGCTCTGCCCGATGCCAAGATCAATCGTCGCGACGAGTTGATCGTCGGTCATCTTGGGCTGCTTGCCCTGGATCATTCAATGCTCTCGTAGTATGCCGGGTCGTTCACTATCGGGGTGAAAGAGCCATCGTTGATGTGGTCGGCGAGGGCGAGGGCGATGACACAGTCGTCGTGCGTCCCCTTCTCGGCTTCCATGCGGCCGCTCTCGGTGACGACGAAGGACTGCATCTCGTCCAGCGTGGTGGAATCGTAAATCTCGATCTCGCGATTGCGTAGGCGTGCGCGAAGCTCGTTGATGATCAGCGCCTTGGACTTCTCGTTCGTGGTGAAGCCACGCTTCTCGCGCTCCTCGTCGGCCTGCTTGTCGTAGACCGTCTCGTGGAACACCCACGGATACGCTTCGTCCTTCTCCAGCACACGGTTCGTGAGGATGCCGGGGCCGTTGCTCTCGCAGATGATTTGAGCCTCGTTGTAGAGGTTCCCGAGGGCGGCCAGGACCACGCCGAGGTAGTCGGGGTCCACGCGATCGGATCGCCACACGGCGGCCTGTCGACGCTTGCCGTCCTGCACCTGAATGACGCTGGGGTCCTTCTGCACACCGAAGCCCACGTCGCACCCGAGATAGTAGCTCTCCTTCGGGTCGATCTCGATGAACTGTCGGAGCTCGCCGAGCGGATGCTCCTCCCACTCGCCGGCTGTGAAGGCCATGCGAGCGACCGGCGGCCGCACCTTCTCCCGCATCTCTGCGATGCGCTCGGGGTTGAACACCGGGCGACCAGAAGTGAGGAACGCTTCGTCGGCGTTGCAGGGATACTCCTGCTTGAACAGCTCGACGCCCTTCTCCGCGACACGCCCACGACGGAACATGAGCTGCTCGTTGTCGAGCCCATAGAGATCCACGAGCTTCTGCTCGGTGGGTGTGCGCGAGAAGTTCTTCGGTGCTGGCTTGCGGTATGTCGGGTCGATGAACCACGGCAGGAAGATGAACTCGAAGTCGCCTTCGCCTTTGCGGGCCTTCTGGCACTGCTCATAGAACAAGCCCGAGACGCCGTTCGCGGTGCTCTCGATGAACACCGCCGTGCCGGGGCCGGCCGGGATGGCATCCATGAGTCCGCTGAAGGTTTCCTGCGCGGTCGTCTTGGGCCAGAACGCGAGCTCGGACAGGTGCGCGAAAGTGATCGTCTCCGATCGGCCGACGCTGTCACCGCCCGCCGTCACCACGAGGTAGGAACTGGCGAGCTTGTCGAACACCAGCTCCTTGCGGTTGGAGTAGCGCGTGGAGGGCTTGAGGATGTCGGGCATCTCGTCGTGGAAACGCCGTGTCATATCGAACAGCGTGCTCGTGCTGTCGCCCTTGTGGGCAATTACGAGCGCCTTCTGTGCCTTCCGCTGTGAGCACCACCAGTAGCCCCAGCCACCGACGTGGGTGCTGAGGCCCATCTGGCGGCCTTTCAGGATGGCTATACGGACGTATCCACGGGCCGCGAGCTGCCGGTTGATGACTTCTTGCAGCCGGCGCTGGGCCTCGTTTAGGACCAGCGGAGCGATGTCACTCTTGCCCGTCACGGGATCAGGCTTCGTCCTGATCTTCAGGGCGTTCTCGGCGTAGTAGGGGAAGTCCTCGTATAAGCGACGCCGGACTTCCAACATCGCGGGGGTCATGTCAGTGCCTATGATGAAGGTGACGCACAATGGGGCTTGCGGATCGGATCAAACTGAGGTAGTCACCACTCTGCTAAGGGCCTCGTCTGCCCTGGAACCGAGACCGAGTGGGAAACCCCGACAAATGGAGAGAAGATGTTCCGTGGAACATCTTTGCCTTGTCTGGGTTTGTTGCCTGAGGGCGCAGCTCCGGACAGTTAGTGATCGAAACATCTACTTCGACAACACCCTGTTCAGGAGGCGCTCGTGACGATTCAGATCGGTTTACTTACCAGCGTACTTATGTTCGCGTTGTTCTTGTTGTTCTTGTTGATCTTGGAGCACATCCGCTGGCGAAGATAGTTATCCCCTCGCTGTCCCTGCAAACTTTCAAAGTGGGGACAGCGAGAGGCTTCATTCCGCTGGCTTAGCTGCAAGGGCGGCGAGGAAGTCCTCAGCCTTCGTCACGCCAACTTCCTGGCGAGACAGCGGCTTCTTCTGGACTACTTCCCAAATCATCTTCATGGCCGCGAGGCGGTCCTTCACCGCGTAGAGCGGGACAGGCGCCTCCTCGGGCGTATGCTTCTCTGCATATACGACCTTGAAGGCTTCCTCCAAGATCGCTCGGCTCTCGACGTTGTCAGGCTCGAACCTGCCCAACTCCTCAAGTTCGTCCACAGCCGCCTTCGCGTCGGCCTCGCTGGCCGCGTTAATCTCGTTGATCAATGCTTTCTTTCCGGCCCAGCCGTCGGGGACACCATTGCGTCCCGTGATGCCTTCGGCGTTGTAGAGGAGGATTTGCTGACGCATGATCGCTTGCTTGCGATCGAACGTCTCTTGCGTCTTGGGGTAGCCCCGGATTTTACCGACCAGCTCGGGATGCCACACGGCGGGCACGCCCGGCCTGCGCGTCGGCAGCAGCGGGCTCCTTCGCCGGGGGCGGGGAGTCTTGGATGTGGACATCGGGTTCCTTTGGGGGTCGCGCTGCGAGGCGCTGAACGATTGCGCGGTAAGCCGCTGGCTGTGAGCGCGGCAGGTATTCGTCGGCGGCCGCTTCGATTGCCGCGGTCTTCTCGGGGAACTTCAGTGCCGCGCAGTCCATCACGGTGTTGTAGAGGTCCATGAACGTGAGGAACTCAGCAGTCTTCAGCATCACATAGGACCCTTCATCGCGTTGGCGATGTCGTTCATCGCAGTCTGGCCAGGAGGCCCCATGAGGGGGCCATTGCCTTGCTTCAGCGCCGCACCTTGCAGTGGCGTGAAGCGGCCCTTCGCCATCAGGCTGTCGATCGCCTTGTGGACGCCCTGCGCCGTGGCATGGACGCCGTGCTTGGTCGCCGCGTGGTGGGCAACGTGTGCGATAGTCGGCGCATCCATCGGAGGTGGCGGAACCGCACCAGCAGGGGGTGCGGCAGGCGCCTTCAGGGACGAGAGCGCCTTAGCCACCGCGACCTTGCGGTTCGCCGCGTGCGCCATCGCCGAGGCGTGGCCGTGATTGTAGCCCTGGGCGGTCGAGGGGGCCTTGAAGGCGCCCCCCTGGTTCAGTTTCGGAAAAGCCATGTCAGCTTCGCTGTCCGTGGTTGAGGAGCCACTCGGGGAACTTGCCGAGGGCCTCTGGGTGGGTCGCGACGTAGGCTTGCGCCAGTGCGCGCTTCGCTTCCGGCGTCTTGGCCGCCTGGGCGATCTGGAGGACCGCATCAGCGATCTCAGGGTGCATCGCCGCATAGGCCCGCGCGTTGTTCTGATACTCGCGAGCGTTGACACGCGCCTGCTCCGACACATCCACCGCGTATTGGCGTTGCGCCGCGAGACCGGCCGCGAGCTGCTGGAGCTTGGCGCCCATTGCCGGGGGCACCTTCGGGGCCGTCTGGAGGTCCGCGACGGTTCCTTGGGGGAGCCGGCCGGCCGTCTCATGGGCCTGGAGGGCGGCGGTGATCTGCTCGGGAGTCATGCCCGGCAGGCCGTTCTTCAGATACGCCATCGCGCCGCTCAGAGGCACCGTAGACGGCGGCTGGGCCATCTTATCGGCCGCAATGGTCGACGCCACCGTCTGGGCCGTATCGGGCTGGAAGGCGGGCAGAGAAGGGGCCTTCGGGGGCACCGGATAGTTCGCCGGCAGAGGCGTGTTCGGTGGCACAGGGCTGGGCGGGAGGCCGGTCACAGGGTCCGGTTGGCCGGGCTGCGGAGTGGGCATCTGTGGCCGGGGCCGGATGAACGGCGGCACGGGACCGCCTGACGGGGGCTCGGGAGCCGGTGGGTTCATCACCTGGGGGCCACCCATCGGCCGGATGAAGCCGGGCGTGGGGCCGACCCTACCGGGCGCCTGTGGCAGCTCGGGCATTGCGCCCATGCCGAGGCCGTGGGGGTCTATCCCGGCCGCCTGGAGGGCCTTCAGTGCGTTGATCCGCTGGAGGAGGATGGGCGGCGTGTTCGTGCCCATCAGCCGGTCAGCCATCATACCGACGCGACCACCGATCGCACCCTCAGCCCTATGGCCCAGCGCGGCGCCGATGATCAGAGCCGGGTTGTGGGACGCGAGGGCCGCGCCGATCGAGCCCACCTGACCGACCACGTTGCCGACCTTCTGGAACGGGCCGACCTCGCGGTTCTTGAACGACTGCGACGAGGCCGTGTTCAGGTCCGTGAGGTTGTCCTTCAGGAACGCCGACTGCGCCGGCTCAAGGCCGAGGCTGTCAATGTGGTCGAGCTGGCTCTTGCTGATCGTGTTGTTGGCGCGCAGCGCAGCGTCGATGGTGTTGCCGAGCTGGAGGTAGTCGGGCTTGTCAATGAGCTGCCCCGCCAGGAGCCCCGCCGTGAACTGCTTCAGGGCGTCCAGGCGCATGTCCTTCACCGCGTTCGCGGCGACGGTGGGCGCGATCGGCTGGCCGGCTGCGGCTCGCTGCTGCTGAACCGCCTGCATATCGTTGGTGACGCGGTAGACGCTCTTGGCAGTCTCCGTGTCTGGCATCGGCATCGAGCGGGCCATCGCCTTGTCAGCGACGTTCTTGACGCCCTCTCGGGCCAGCTCCGCGCCGCCCGCGGTGCCGCCCATTGCGGCGCCCGTCAGGGCCGCGTTACCGATCTCCTCAGGGTTGACCTGGAGGCCCTTGTCGGTGCCGAGCGTGTTAGCGACTTGGCCAGTGAGAGCCATGCCGCCCATACCGGCTGCGCCCATACCGGCGCGTGCGCCTGCGCGGAGCAGCGGGTTGGCGAGCTTGGCGGGGAGGCCGGCGCCTGGGAGCATCGCGCCAGCGAGGCCCTGAGCGGCGGCACCGGGAATTGCGGCCGCAACGTCGGCGCCCGTCATGGGGCGGTTGTTGGCCTGCGCGCGGGCTGCTGCCGTGGGGCCGAGGGCTTCCAATCCGGCGCCTGCGGCTGCCCCAACAGGGCCACCGAGGGCTTCGCCGGCAAAGATAGGGGCGGACCCTACAACTCCCCGCAGCGCGCGGTGCGCGGTGTCAGTGAGTGCTTGTCCGTATTGCCCAGCCCGAAGGTCCGCGATCGGGCTCGGCTGGGGCGACGCCGGCTCGTTGGGCGTGATGCCCTGGAGCGAGCTGGCGACGTTATTGGCGGTCTCCTGACCCGGCAGGCCGAGACTGTTGAGCCCCACTCCGACCGCTTGTGCGCCGGTTGACGCCGCGGTGCCGAGGTCGTGGAGACCGCCCTTGATGTCTGCTGAAAAGGACTGGTGCGGCTCAAGCTGGCCGCGAACATGGTCGAGGAAGTCCGCCTTCTGGGCGTCTGACAATGACGCGAACCCGTCATCGACTTGCAGGCTACCTGTCCGCCCATCGGGGAGCGTCAGTGTCAGAGTGCCCATGAGGCGTTATTGTCCTGGCTTGAATTGATACTGAATGCCGTTGTAGGCGCCCGTGACGGTGCCTGGAGCGGCCGGCTGAGATGCGTTGGGGGCGGCCATGCCGAGGCCGTAGAAGCCGCCCTTCTTGTCGAGACCCTGGCGCCAGTTCGAGACTTCGGTTTGGAACCAGTTCTGGTAGGTGTCCTGGTTGCCGCGCATGGCTGCTTGCTGCTGCGGTGGCAGGCTGCGCCAATCGCTGCCGAGCTGGAGCTTTAACTGGTTCAGGTTGTCGATACCGTTCACCAGTCGTCCCATCGCTTGCGGGTTCTGCAAGTCCGTGGTCGTCAAGCCTTCCATGAGCGAGTTGAACTCTTTCACGTTGCGCATGTTCTTTGCGAAGGCCGACGTGCCGCGGAGCTGAGAAGCCACTGCGCCAGTGAGCTGCGTCTGCGTCGGGTCGGAACCGAGGTCCACGTTGAAGAAATTCGAGAGCTGTCGCTTGAACGACGCCAATCCGGGTCCTGTAGCGACCTGACCGCTGCCGAGCAGTTGTCGCATCGCCTCGATCTGAGGCGCACGTGTCTGCGCGTCGGCCGCATCGTTGTAGAGCCGGTCGATGTCCTCGACGTTCTCTTTGGTGGTTTGGTTGGCGCCCGTGCGCGCAGTTGCATTCGCCGCCACGCCTTCCGGTGTGGTGGTGTTGAGCATCCGCTGGAGGCTCGTGGACGCCTGCTCCTGTCGGATGGGGACACCCGCTTGCTGCACCGCGAGCCGACCAGCAGCGAACTTCGCCATCTGCGCTCGGTAGTTGTTCAGTGCGCCGATCTGCGCGAGCTGGATTGCCTGCGAGTTGGCTGCGCGCTTGTTGGTGATGTCAGCCATCGAGAGGGCGTTGAGGTTCTGAAGCCCCTTGCCGAGCCCCTCGCCCATCGTTCGGCCCGACAAGATGCCAGCCGCGAGGGCGAGCAGCTTGTTGCCCCGCGGAAGCTGTGTCTCATCGCCGGGATACGGCAGCTTGATGTTCGATAGGTCGGGTGGTCCGCTCATGCCGGGAGGGGCGCCGCTGGGAACCTCTGAGTTCGTGGCAATCGTCGGGCCTTGGATCGGTCCCTGGCCCATGAACTCACGGAAGCCATTGCGAGCCGCCATATCAGCCTGGGCGCCCTGGCCGGTCGAGAAGGTGCCGTAGTCACCGATCGCCTGTTCCAAGTCCCCGCCGTGCTTGGCGGCGAGCTGGGCGATGTAGTGGACGCCGGCATCCGTGGACGTGGCTACGTCGTTCGGGTTCGTCAGGTTGAACTGCTGAGCCGTGCCGGGCATGAACTGCCATATGCCTTGTCCACGTCCCGATTTGGTCTGTGGGCCAAGCGCGTTGGGGTTCCAGCCGCTCTCGTGATAGCCGGTCCATACGCTCGCCTTGAGGAGCTGCGCGGGGTCGAGGTTGTATTGCTGCGCGTATTTCTGGACTGCGGCACCGAGCACACCCTGCATCGCCACACTCGGCGGTGGGATCGCGGAGGCGTAGTAGTTGCCTTCCTTCGAGCCCTGCGAAGGGAGGTTGAGCTGCGCATAGGCGTCCTGCTGGAGCGGTGGGGGCGCGGAAGGCGCCTGGGGGACCGCTGGGGGCGCCTGTGGGGCCGCTGGAGCCGGTGCCGGTGCGGCCGGCGCGACTGGCTTAGGGGCCGGCATAGGAGCCGCTGGAGGCGCCTGTGGGGCCGGCGCTGGGGCCGGCGCAGGAGCCGCTGGGGGCTGGTCGGGCTGTGAGAACGGGCCGGATGCCCGGTGGACCCGACCGATCGCCGGTAGGGGTGACCACCAGGGGATCGTGACGCCCGGATCGGGTGCCTCGGGGCTGCCCTGCTGAGGCGGCGTGGTGTTGCCGCTGGTCAGCCAGTGCAGCCAGTCCATAGCCGGCGACGGGCTGTCATCAGGGACGTAGCCCCCGTTGATGTCGAAAGGCATGTAGTATCCCTCAGTAAAGGCCCGGCATCTGGGGGCTGTAGTTCCCATACAGCGACGCGGACGACGCGATGTTGTTCAACGTGTTGGCTGTCAGGCCATTTGGGCTGTAGGGATCGGTTGCGTTCGAGGTCCCATATCCGCCGCTGCCGCCACCGCCAAAGGTCTGGTAGAGCCCTGCGCCTGCGAGTGCGCCGCCGATGCCCTGCTGGAGGTAGTTCGGTGTCGGGAGCTGCTGTTGGAAACTGCTGTTCGATGCGGTTCCCAGAGGCGTGCTGATGATACCCCAGAAGTTGTTGAGGTTGGTCTGGGGGTATTGGTTGGCGAGCTCCCACCGCTGGAGTGCATCGGTATCGGCCGCTTGCTGCATCTGCTGCTGCAAGGTGCCCGCGTTCGCACCGAGGTTGAAATTGTTCGTCGCCTGCGCGCCGGCTGCTGTGCCCGCGTTGATGCCGAGGCCGAGCGCATTGCCGAGCTGGTTGTTGCCCGATAGGCGCGCGTTGACATCGCCAAGCTCGTAACCGAGGCCCTGCGACAAGCCCGCGTTCGATGCACCGAGACGGGAGTTGGTGTTGAACTCGTTGAGGCCGATCTGCTGGCCCGCGGTGCCGCTCGCAAGATTTCCGAGGCCCGCGATGCCGCCGAGGTTGGCGTTGACCGACGTGTTCAGGCCGCTCGAATAGAGCCCTGCTGCGGTGTTCGTGCCGGTGTTATAGGCGTTGTTCAGGATGCTTGCGTCGGCGTTACCCTTCGCGATAGCGGCGTTCTCGTTCGCCATCGCTTCGGCCGCGCCCGCGCGTGAACTGTTCAATGCGCCGCCCATCGCCGCTTCGCGGTTCAACTGCGGAACCGTCTGCTCGTTGAGCGTCTTGTCGATCTGATCATTGACCGACTTGAGGGATGCTTTCACACCAGGATTGTTCGCATACTGCGAAGCATCTGCGGTGATGCGTGAAGTTGGGTCAGAAGCGGCCTGACCGGCTGCGCCCTGAAGCCCCGAAGTGAACCCACCGAGCGAGTTGGCGCCGTTGACGGCTGCACTCTCAAGCGCATTCGACAGAGTTGGAGAAGCCCCTGGCGTAGTCGACTGACCCGTGCCGTAGGCACGCAAAGTGTCGAATAGGCCGGCGTTCGGGCCAGCAATGCCTCCCGCCGCGATGTTGCCGGCATTCGCTAGATAGCCGGGCGCCGCACCCATAAGCTCGGACGACAAGCCCGCCGTTTGACCCGGCAGTGCTGCGCCAGTTCCGGTATTCCACGCGGCGGCGTTGTTGATCGCGTTCTGCTGGACAGGATTGCCACCGGCAACCTGTTCGCCGGTGTATGGTCCCTCTGCTTGACGCTGGGCGTAAACACGCTGGGCCTCGGCAAGTCCGGTGATGTCGTAGGGTTGCTGGTTCCACCACGGCGAGGTCATCGAGCTTGACGACCCGCTTCCCCCACTGCCTTTCCTGTTGCCGAGCGCAGCGGAACCAACGGCCCCAGCCGCACCGATTGCGGCAGCGGTGCCGGCTGCTCCAAGTCCCATCGTTAAAATGTCCTATAGTTGAAGGCGGAAAAGTTGTCCGTGATCCTCGGCACCCATCCGCTTGAAGATCGGACCCATTCGAGGGCCGTCGCCGCGTGGACCCGCGCGAAGGATCACTTCCTGCACGCCGCGTTCGCGGAGGGCCGCGTGTGCCGCTGATTGAAGATGTCGCCCGAGGCCGGGAAACTCCGGTGAGGCGTAAAACGTGGTGTGAACTGCTGTTTGCTCGCCCACCTTCTCGAAGGAAGGGGCGATGACGGTCATCAAGTAGCCAAACATGCGCCCGTTACAGCGAGCCGTGATGATCTGAAGATTGCCGTTCGCTTCGATCGCCTGATGAAGGGGGTAATTCTTCATGTTGTAGGCGTCGGGTGCTTCACCAACTTTCACGCAATGCTCTGCAAACAGGTGCTGGCCATCACGAAAGAAGGTCTCCAATGGCTCTTGCCGGATCGTCAGTTCATCCGGTTCGCGGAGCGGCTTCCGAGCGAACTCCGCCAGCGTTAGGCACTTGACCTGTGCGGCCAGCTTCTCAAGCTGCGGCCGGTGCGCTTGGAAATAGCGGATCGACGCGGCAAGATTGATCTGCACGTTGATGGGCGAGATGGCGGCCCACCAGTTGGGATCGTGCTTGTAGGGTAAGCAGTGCTCGAAGACGCGCGCACAGACTTCTTCATCGGCAAGGTCGTAGAACGACACCGACAGCGCACCGGGAACACGCTTCTCGATCTGGTCGAGCTTGTGATCCAGACGACGGAGATGCGCTTCGAGCTGCACTCGGTCGAACGGTGCGAGACGCATCAGGCTCTCAAGCACGTCTTCCACGGGCCGACGCACCACCACCACCTTCGTGTCGGGGCTGATGTCCTGCACCGTGCGCCAGAAGGGAGCCGCCGCGGTTTCGGCGGTCCCTGTGTTTGGCTGTGCGAACCACGACTTGACGTCTTCTACGCTGCGTAGGTGGCGGGCTTCATCATGCCCGCACGCCCACTCACCGTAAGTCAAAAAGCGAGCCAACCAAGCCGTGCGAGAGCGCGGCAAGGCGTAGACGATGAACGACGCCATTCGGTCCTAAGTGTTGGTTGGGGTATCCGATAGGAAGCGCCACTGCTGCGCAGCCGCATCCCAATAGACCCACGCATCTTGGTCCTGACCAAGCACCGGCCGCCACGGAGCGCGCGAGAGCCGCTTCATGCCGTCGAGCAGTTTGGTAGGTGGCTTCGTGGCCGCTTGTGGGGTCATCAGTTGCAGGTTGATGATCGTCGCGTGCAACGCATCGAATTGCTTCTGTGCGAACGTCTCAGTCCCACCCTTGAGAATCGGAAGGACGCCCTTTCGATACGTTGTAGTCGAACCACGCTGCACGGTAGGAATGATCGGGGGCACATACGCAGCCGACTGCATCGTCAATGACAGCGTTCCGATGACGGGAACATCAGCGGTCGCCGAGAGCGTGCAGTCTTGCAGCGTGAGGGCCAGATAGCCGCTGCCAGTCGAGCCCTGCGCATCGAGCGTGAAGTTGTCGATCGTCTGAGCGAGTGTGCCAGCGACACGAACTTTGCCGATCGCCGATAGGGTCGCATCGGCTGCCGTCAGGTTCAGTGCCCCGGATGCCCCGGTGACCGCCGCCGCCGACAACGTAGCCGGCGCAAGGGTCGCCGAGAGCGTGCCAGCAACGTTCGCGGCGTTGCGCACGACGACCGTGGTGTGTCCCTCCGCGCCAGTCGCCGGATCAGTGACATGGATCACGTAGGTTCCGGCCGCTAAGCCAGGATGCGTGAAGCCCCAATCTTCTTCCGGCGTTGTCGGGGTCAAAGACCCTGGTGGGAACGGAACCACCGCACCGCTGTCATCCTGATAGGTGAAGCCGGGTGCAATGAAGAAGGTCCCTCGAACCGGGAAGGATTGATTGGAGACTTGGTTCAGAATGTCGTTGACCGTGATGAGCGCGCCGGGCGACGCCGTAGCGGACGCCATCGTTAGACCGAGGGTGCCCTCAACGAGGACGGTGCCGGCCGAGGACAGTGCCGCGGTCGTCGTGAGAGCCAGCGTGCCAGTGATGGCGGCGTTTGATGGCGAAACGTCTGCCACCGTAAGGCTCAGTGTGCCTACAGCCGCCGACCACCCGGCCGCATTGAGTGTGCTCGAAGTTGTGGCACTCAGGGTGCCAACAACAGCAACAGACCCAGCAGCCGAAAGGGTTGCATCATGTGCAACAACCGAGAGGTTCGCTTGGTTCTCGGTGAGTGGGAAGCTGCCATAATAGTGGTGCTGATTGCTACCGATGCCGGTGTAGGTGATCTTGATGACCGACCAACCACCAGCGCCTTCAGTGGCGTAGTTCGTGTAGCCGGCGCCACCACCGCCGCCAGGAGTTCCGCCGTTTCCGCCGTTGCCTAGCTGGTCACCGGTCGAGTTGAGGCCACCACCACCACCACCGCCACCACCGTTGTCGAAGTCGTCGCCACCGTTGCCGCCTGGGGTTGGCTTACCGGCAATGTTGCCTTGACCACCACCACCACCCGCACCGGGGCCACCCGCTTGGGCGTCCGTTGGGGGTGTGGCCTGTCCAGAGCCGCCTGCGCCGCCCGCAATGCCACCATAGCCGCCGCCGCCAGTGCCACCAGTGTCGTCAGGGGCAGTGTTGGTAGAGGGGAACCCATCAGTTCCGCCGCCGTTGCCACCGCCACCACCGCCGCCCTCGCCACCTGAGACTGCACCGGCATGACCCACGCCGTGGGGGCCGCCCGCGCCACCACCAGCGACCGTGCCGCCGCCCGTGCTCGCGGAGTTCAGTGCGCCAGCGCCGCCAGCGTTGATGATGTCGCCGATCGCCGTCGTAGTGGACCCACCGCCCGGTGCCAGAACCGTCGAGGAGGAATCGAACCATGTGTCACCACCGGCTGCGCCGGCACTTAGGCCAGGAGCGCCGAGCTGGAAGGTGATCGGCGTGCCCGAGACCAGGGAGTAGCTGTTCTTCTTCGCGTAGGTAGAGCCACTGCCTCCGTCAGGATTGCCCGGAAAGCCGTTGCCAGCCTGACCTCCACCCCAACACTCGATTGTCGCTGTAGCGGTCTCGCTTGGGGTCCATGAAAGGCTGTTGCCGTCGCCAACAAGATAGACATCGACGGTGCCTGAAGATGGCACGTTGCCGTCCGCCGAAAGGCTTGCGTCCTCCAAAAGGAGGCTTAGATCACCGACCGCCGTGCTCCAGCCCGCCGCAGATAGCGTCGCGGTCGTGGTCTGCGAGAGCGTGCCAACAACAATATCGCCACCCGACGCAGAGAGCGTCGCGTCGGCCAGGGTCGCTGAAAGGGTGCCAACAACGAGATCGCCACCGGCTGCGGAGAGCGTGGCGTCAGCCAGGGTAGCCGAAAGGGTGCCTTCGACCAGCACAGAGCCAGCCGAGGATAGCGTTGCGTTGGCTAGAGTAGCCGAAAGGGTGCCGACCGGGTTCGGCGCTGGGAAACTGCCGAAGTATAGGTGCTGGGTGTAGCCGACCGTCGCGGTCCAGGTGATCTTGATGACCGACCAGCCGCCACTGCCGGCGTTGCCGAAGCCGCTGAAGCCGGCGCCGCCGCCACCTCCGGGCGTTCCACCATTGCCGCCTATGCCAAGCGCGGTGCCGGCTGAGTCAAGACCACCACCACCACCACCGCCGCCGCCATTGTCGAAGTCGTCGCCGCCATTTCCGGCTGGTGCTGCCGAGGCGTCGAAGCCATCACCACCACCACCGCCAGCGCCTGCGCCGCCGTTTGTGGCGTTCGCACCACCGCTGACTCCACCGGAGCCACCAGTGCCTGCAAAACCATTACCGCCTGCGCCACCATTGTCGGTGGAGTTGTCGCTGCCGGCTGTGCCGCCGCCGTTTCCACCACCACCGCCACCGCCGTTTCCGGTTTGAGCACTGCCACCAGCGTTGCCGACGCCATGTGGGCCGCCCGCGCCGCCACCACCACCGATGCCGCCACCCGTGTTGGAGGAGTTGGGATCACCAGCGCCACCGGCATTGGTTGTGTCGCCAACCGCCGTGGTGCCCGATCCGCCGCCCGGCGCGAGCACAGTGCCCGTGGAGGAGAACCATGTGTCGCCACCAGCGAGTGTGCCGGCGCGGTCGCCAGGGGCGCCAAGCTGGAAGCTGTAGCCAGTATTCGCCGTCAGCGACAGCGAGTTCTTGGCCGCGTAGTAGGCGCCGTTTCCGGCGTTGCCGCTGCTCTCGTCGCCTGCTGCGCCGCCGCCCCACACCTCCACCTTCGCGGTGACGGTGCTGGGTGCGGTCCAAGTGAGGCTTGTGCCGTTGCCGACAAGGTAGATCGTGACTGTCGCCACAGGAACTCTCCCTTATCGGCGCTGGTTATGCGTTGCCGGCCGTGACGCTGAACGACGTGACCGAGACGGTCTGACCCGACGTGATGCTGGTGTTGTTCAGCACGAGGTCAGTCGTGCAGTTGCCCTGCACATGGCAGGTAGCGCCGTTGTAGATACGGAATGTGGCTGCGGTGCCTGTGGCCGACGCAGAGGCACTCCAGGTGCCCGAAAGGGTCGTCACGCCGCCCGAACTGGTCAGGAAGGTGGCAGGAAGGGTGATCGTGCAGAGCAGCCCCGCGGGATCGGCTGCCGCGCAGTTCGCGGGCTCCGAGCCTGAGAAAATCTTGAGGGTGCCGGTGGAGCCCACTGCCGTCTGGATTTGGCTCACGATGTCGTTGCGGAGCGTGGCGCCGAATTGAAAAGCCATGTATGTGTTCTCATGGGATGCAGGTTCGTGTTACCGACGGCCAGCGTTGGTCACGTCGAGGTCATATCCGGCGACCTCAAAGTCGTCGGTTGTGGATACGGTGAAGCGGACGGCCAGATACCGACCACCTTTCACGCCGTCGATCTTGTATTGCGTGATGGGGTCGAACATGACCGCTTGAAGGTAGGTTGGGGTGCCTGAAGGCGTCTCCGAGCCACCGATTTGGATGCTGACGGGCACGTTATGGAACGTGTTGATCAGCGGGAACATTCGGCGGACCTTCTTGTAGGTCTGCAAGTCGCTCCCGAGTTGGTCGAGGGCAACACCAGTTCGCTCAACGAACGCCGGGGCTGTGCAATCGGTGGCGATCGGTAGCGTGAGCGTGCCTTTGTCGATGAAGTCGTAGGCGAGCAGTCGCGACGCGGTGATCGTTGTGCCGACCGCACCGGAGCAGGCGACCACATTCTTCACGAACGTGTTGTCCTGGTCGTAGTAGGACCCGCCGACGTTCGCATAGGTGACAGTGTCGGGGAGCGAAGCGTAGGTGAAGATGGTGTCGATGTTCGCCTGGGTGATCGCAGAGACGTTCGGGAGGTCAATGAACGACCATGTGTCCGCCGCGAGGTCATAGACCGCCGCCCAATTACACCGATCGCACGAGCTGCCGCTGAAGTGCGCGTTGGGATCGTTCGAGTTGCACGCGAAGACGATGCTCGTGTATTGCGGCATGTAGGCGACGAAACACACTTCAGACTTCTGCCGGCTGAGATAGCGGTAGAACGTCTGTTTATTGCGCTTGTCGATGATCGACTGCTTGGACACGCCGTCGTGGCGGTAGATGTCCTTCGGGCCGAACACGTAGTGGACGCCGTCGACCTCAACGACGCAGTTAGGGGCGATCATGCCGCCTTCGGAGAACAGCTTCTGGAACGCGAAGATTTCCGTGTCGTTGATCTGCTCCATTCCCCAGATTTGGTCTTCGGAATAGATGACGAACAACGACCGCATCGGGAGGCCGTCCACGATCGGCGTGGTCAGCTCCTCCAGGGGGTTCTCTCCGGTCGACTTTGTGGGGTCGTCGGGGTCCCAACTGTCGGGCACTTGGCCCGCGAGGGTGAGGTTCGACCACTTCACAAGGGTCGGGAAGTTGCCTCCGGTCTGAATTTGGCCACTGTAGGGGTCCGTGAAGGTGCTCGGTTTGACGACATTCAGGGCGATCAGATAGTCGCCGAATGCCCGCAGTGAGCGAGCCGTCCAGGTCGTCTCCATGTTCGGCAAAGGGGCGAACGCAGTAGACGACGGCCCGAAGTAGCGTGGGGGTCCATCTGGACGGTTGATGTAGAGCACGTCTGCGAGAAACGTCGCGGTGACCGCTCGGGGGTCCGTGACGTTCGAGTGCCCTGGCTCGGTGACTTCGAGGAGGCTGCCGGCGCCGTATTGCCAGATGCGGCCATCCGCACCGTGGATCATCACGCTGTCGTAGCCCTCGCCGGTCGGCTCCAGGCCGACACAAAACGTGGGTTCCTCGGTGAGGTTGTCCTGCACGGTGCGGAACGCTGGGGCACGCTCGGCCACGTTGGTGTGGAAGCGCACGTTGGCGCCGTTCGACCACGCATCGAGGTCCAGTTCGTAGGGTGATGGGTCGCGCAGAATGCCCTTCGCAGCGAGTCCACGGATCGGCACTATGGGCATGTGTGGCTCCGTGTTACAACTTCATGATTTTGCACAGGGCGTAATACGGCGGCATCGTGGCCACCGAGACGTTGTGCGCGTGGTTGCCGTCGTAGACGATGCCATGCTGATGCGCCGGGACGTTGCTGACGGCGATGTTGTGGGCGTGGAGACCATCGGCGTAGATACCGTGCGCGTGTGCCGCGCCGCTGCCCTGGGCTGCGAATGCAACCGTGCCCTCAGTAGAGCCAGCGGTGACGCCGATGTTCCTGGTGCCACCGTTGTAGACCACCACGCCCGAACCCGAAGCAATGCCGTGGTCGTGGGGTGGCATCATCGAAATATCGAGTGCGGCGCCTGCGGTTGCCCCAGTATGTGCGTGGTAGCCCTGGGCGTCCGAGGAGCCCGACATCGCTAGGGGTGGAGAGGCTGCGGTCACCGTCGTGTGGGCGTGATTGCCCTGAGCGTCGGTGATCGTGGCCACAGCGGTCGCCCCACCCGTCTGGCCCACCGCGTAGGTGCTGCCGGCGCCGATGATGAAGACGTTGCGGAGGTCGGGGGTGCCTTGGGTGCCGTCGCAGAGCGCCCAGCCGCCTGGAATGGCATTAGCCGCGCCCGACCACTCCACGATGACCCCTCGGGGGATCAGAGCGTTCCCTGCCTGGAGGATCACGGGGGCATTGACCGAGGCTGTCGCGTTCACCGCGCCGGCTTTGGAGACGGTCATCGCCGTGACGGGGTTGGCGTTCGTGCGGTCGTTGATGACCACCGCCAGGGCGCCGTCGTTGCCGGCCGTGCCGGTGTTCTGGAGCTGCACCGCGCCCGAGCCGGAAACCGGGTCCAGCTTCACTTGACCGCCCGAGAGGGTCCCATTCGGCTCGACCTCGACGGTGCCCGCGTTCGCGCGGCCGGTGGCCGATCGGTTGAGCTGGTCGGGGGTGCCCGTGACGGCGGCAGTAAGGTTCGGGAAGGTGCTCTGGAGGACCGTCTTGATCAGGCGGGCGTGGGCGTCGCTCTGGTTCAGGCCGTCCGTGTGCGTCGGGTCGGCCGGGTTCAGGTCGTGAATGTAGGTGGCCGCTTCGACCGGCATTGGAAGGGTTCCTGAAGGGGACTGAAAGGGGGTTGGAGGGAACCCTGCGTGGGGCCTGCCTCCTGTCATGAGGCGGCATTAGGAGGTCCCCTTACCCGGTTACCACATACCCCCTATCGGGGGCGCCGGCCTGGGTCCCATTTCGGAGTCCCTTCACCACCGTCGAAAGCCAAGAAGAAGAATAAGCGGGCTTTACCGGGATTTTGAAACGAGATTGGTCGATCCCCCTCCCCCTCGCGTCGCCAGATGGAACCTATCGCCACGGCTCGCGGCGCAATCGCGACACAATCGGCAAACGCAAGGCAGCAATAGGCAGCTAGATCAATGCGTTAGGTGCTATGCCGGCCGGCTTGAGTAGCCTATCGGTGCAACGTGACGCACGCGCTAGGGCGCACGAGGGGCGCACGAGGGGCGTGAAGGCCGTTGCGTGATCGAGTCGAGTTTTTGAGACGGGCTGTTCTGGTTTGATGAAAGGAAAAAATCTGACTCCACGAGTCTGCCGACTAGTGAACACGCATTCGTGATTTGACTGATCGGTGGATTGCGCCGATATGTCGCTCCACGAGTTGACCGACTACAGGAGCGACAACCAGATGAACACACACCTAACGGTCAAGAGTAGCAATCGCAAGGTTGGCCCTATTCCCGTTTCCACGACTACCGCGGCAACGTGTCCTGATGCGTGCCCGCTTAAAGCGCGCGGCTGCTACGCTGCGGGCGGACCATTGAACATTCACTGGCGGAAGGTGACGGAAGGCAAGGCGGGCGACGATTGGTCAACCTTCACTGGCAAGGTTGCGGCACTGCCTGACGGTCAACTATGGCGCCACAATCAAGCGGGCGATTTGCCCGGTGCAAACAACGAGATTGATCGGGCGGACATGCTCGCGCTGGTCAATGCGAACACTGGCAAGCGTGGCTTCACATACACGCACAAGCCCATGAGCGACGCGGGCAATCGCGAGCTGGTCAAGTATGCCAACGATCGCGGGTTCACAGTCAACCTATCGGCTGACAATCTCGCGGAAGCTGACGAATTGGCAGACCTGGAGATTGCGCCAGTCGTGACGATACTCGACGCGGAACACGGCAAGCGACATGACGTTGTGACACCGGCAGGGCGCAAGGTGGCCACATGCCCGGCAACGTATCGCGATGATGTAACCTGTGCGTCGTGCCAACTGTGCCAGCGTCGTGACCGCAAGGTTATCGTTGGCTTTCCCGCGCATGGCTTTGCACGCAAGGCAGCCGCGACTATTGCGCGTGGCTGATACACGAACAGACTAACCAGTGGAAGGACAACCAATGTTTACACGCACCGATCGCTTCCAGAATAACGAGCGCAGCCACAAGTCAATCGAGGTCGACCAGTGGGGGCATGGCGTGCGCCTACGCTGGCTGGACAATCTCACAGGCGAGACGCGCTCCATTTTTCTCGACAGCGTCGACACGGCCGATCTGGCTGAAGTGCTGGGCGAGTATACCGGCATCTCCCAGCTTAATCCGCCGCGTCCCAGCAAGGTTGATCTGAACCCGCTTGCCGATGCGCTGGCGCGTATCGCAGCGTCGATCCGCAACGCCTGATCACTGGCTTGTGACTTGTCCACGAACCAGACAACTAGTATATGACCGACCAGCAGAGGGACACATGAACATCGCAACATTCGTCATCCTCGTGGCCAGCAGCACGTATCTGCTGGGCGCCTGCATCATGTCTTGGAGGAAAGCACCATGAAGCGCATCGCCACCACCGCAGTCCGCCGTCTGCACCTTCAGCACAAGCGCGCGCACAAGCACGTCATTGTGGCACACCTGATGGAGATGGCCGGGGGCGCAATGTCGCTCCTCAAGCTGGAACTGCTGGCCCAAGGGCTGCTGATTGGTGGCGCTGCCATCCTCGTGCTGGGCCTGCTGTTTGTGGCCGAGGAGGCGTGACATGGATGGCATCTATGCGCGCCCTGAGACGGTGCAGATCGAGGGGGGCCGCGACTTCGGCTTTGGTGGTTCCCCCACCTACCGCGTGCGCTGGATTGATCCTGATGGGCACATGAGGGTCACACGCACCGACCTATTCTGGGGCGAGGCACACGTCCTGGCAGACATGCTGGAGCACGGCGAGCCATACGTCCGCGAGCGTTGGACAACCTGGAGGCACTGATGAACTTACTTGCGATCATTCGCTACACGAAGCGGTCAACCAATGGAGGGCGTAATGCGTAAGGAACGAGCCATCGTCATGTCGGAGGAGCTGGAGCGGCTGCGCGTCGCTGCGGCAGTCAAGCGGGACGCAGGGGTGCGGAAACACTTCACACCGATCCCAGGCATATCGGAAACGCTCGCTTCTACTGCGTCGACCAGCGCGCCGGAGGAGCGCCTGATCTGGGCACCGAAGGGCAGGACGCAGCGCGGCCTCGCCACCCTTGCGCATGAAGCTGGCCACGTCGCCACGCAGCCGCCGTCGAAGGACTTGCTGTCACCGGCCGAAGTGGTCGAGTGGGAATACTACGCCACGAAATGGGGCTTCGACGCGATCAAGCGCAATGGCGGCAAGGTCACGCCCAAGATGGTGCGCGACAACCGCATGGCCATCATGACCTACGTCAAGGGCTTGGAAGTGCCCATCGAGACGCTGCCGCGCGAGATCACATCCTTCCTGCAAGGCGCTTCGGCATGATCCACCGCATCACCATCGAGCATCGCGATCCGAAGGCAATCATCGCCGTGCTCAAACGCTTCACCGACGAGGTCATGAGGACGGGCAAGCTGCCACCGATGCAAGTGCTGTCGGATGACAAGCCGCACGTTGTCGGCAGCGTCGTGACGTTCACCCCCAACCACAAGGACGCCGACTGATGGTGGACAACGTAGGAATGCTCCTCACGGGTCTGGCCCTCATATGGGCACTTGGACCGCTGGTAAGGGCACTCATCGGAGTCCTGGCTGCCGTCATTCGCAACACACTCAAGGGAGACTGACATGGTCCGCTTCATCAACGTCATCGACTGCGATCACGACATGGTCCGTGCCTCGGTTGGCGCACCAGCCAAGCCCGAGCCCGCGCCGGTCTGCACGCCTTGCACTGGCCCATGCCACGGGCTGAGCGCCAACGCGATGTGGGCTTCCTACTGCTCAACCTGCCCTTTCAGGAGCAATGCCAATGACCGCTGACCTGGAGTTCAACACCGCTGTGCGGGACATCTGCGCGACCACGTTCCCGCGTGGCTTCGATTGGGCGAGCGATGCTCCCAACTCGTTCGCCGATCTGGCCAAGACGTTCCACACCACGGGTCGCATGGTTGTCACTGACGCCTGGGTGCCCGAGGACCACCCGGCTTTCACCGACGCCTACACGTATCGGGCATTCCGTGCATGGCATGACTGGACGCACCTGCTCGGCAACTGCCCGTTCACCCTGGAGGGCGAATGCAAGGCTGCTGCAATCCAGCACGCCCAGCTCGCGGCCCTCTATGGCGAGGCCAAGGCCAAGCGGTGGATGTCCACGCTGACCGATGAGCTGGTGATCAACAACTTCGGCGAGTGCGCCGTGTGTGAGGCCCCATGAAACAGCAATTC